TGCTAGATGTTGCTTTCAAACCTGTTGGCATGTCTGTGGCTAATCAAACCCGGTGTATAAATTACACCACTCCTACAAACGGATTAATCTTCTCTACAAATCTTGGACACGTTGGGCCGTCCTCCATTTGTTTTTGCACCACCACCCCCATCGGAATTCGTTCCTATATGTAATTTAGGGGCGCTAGCCCCACTTTTTCTAGGGGTATATATATACGATTGAACCGTTTCGGGTCAAATATGAGACAAAAACTCATCACATTGTGTGCAGAATCATTCAATAAAGCATCAAATAAAGCGAATTTCTCAAAGTGGGTACGTATGACTTTGATAAAAGAAGAGAAAATGATTGAAGAACTCGAAGAAATGGAAGAAGAGATTCGATTCTTGAAGGAAGCGTGCTTCAATTGGTCACAAAGATACTACAAAGCGATTGAAGAAGAGTCATCGAGTCCATAAAACTAGGTCCATTGCAATAACCACTGCTTCGGCAGTGAAATACATCTCAGGATTTGTGGCTAGGATGAATGGATTCCTGACGATTGCCTGGGCTTCGCGCTTTAATCGCTCATCACCAGCAGCATTAGGGCCATTATCTCGAATATCTAAATCGTGTCGCTTACATGCACAGTCTAATGCATCATTACAAGGAACTAATCTATCTTTGGCAGTTGCAGATTGTGCAGGTTTAACCTGGTTAGCCGTCCAATTTGGACCGCACCACTTGCCCCAGAGCCTAACCATGACTAAAGTCGCCTCATAATGGTTTTAGATTGTTTTATTCGTTGGCGCATCTCTTCCCTAGTTAATGATTTATTAAAGCGTTGTACCTGAATGGATAATTGTTTGAGGACTCCTTCACTTACTCCTGAAGTAATCAACATATCTAGTAGTGCATCACCTGTTTTAGGGTCATCGATGATGGGCATAGAATCACTTCTTGTATCTTGGAAGTAATTTATCGCGTCTAAACTGTCCAGACTTAGCAATAGTTCTACGTCCTTTCGATAGTCTACCCTTTCCTGGCTTTGGCATCTTCTTCCTGGTTGCAACGTGTGCACGCTTCATGAGCCTGGTCACAGGAATTCGTGGATGCTTTTTCTTCAGTGCCTTGAGAATGATACCGAATTGTTTGGAGTAATCTGAAACCTTACGTTTCTTTCTTGGCTTCTGGTCTACAACTTCTGTGCGTACAAGTGGAGAACCAGGTGCTTGAGGGATTTGCTCCATCAATCTTTGTTCGGCTGCTGCTAATTGTCGGAGGTCAGGTGCGAAACCCATGTTCTCTTCATGGTCAATCATCAACTTGGCCAATTTAACCGCGAGGAATATGCTTGAACCTGGTATTCCGAACGGTGGAACTTGTCCAGCCCAACTCTCATCGATGGCTTTCTTACGTTCCTCTTTGCTTCTACGTGCCATTCTACCCACCTAATCAAGCGGATAGGACTTCGCTCTGCACCAGGGCAGCGAAGATGTCAGCGGTTGCTCGTGCGCGGTATCCGTAGACTTTGCCGGAAACTTTCTTAGTACCAGCGTTGAGGCTGCCTTGAATTTGTACGAAGAAATCATTGGTTGCAATGATTCCAAGGTATTCCAACTTTGAAGATGGTGATTCCGCAGCTTGTCTTGCGAATGAAACCGCAGTAACTCCTGAGGAACGGATATCCAGGTTGCCGGTTGCTAGGCAATTTGAGTTACCTAGGTTAACCACTGCGGTTTGAGATGTAGCACAGAGGCTAGCGGTGGTTGATGTGTTGGAACCTGGCACCATGTCAGGTGCAGTTGGGTCCATATCAATCGCCATTACAACGAAGACTTCTCTATCCAGGGGAGAGAGATTCAGGTCTACTGATAATTCGGTAAAGGTATTTGCACCGGTTTCCGTAATAGAAAATCCGATGGGTACTATGCTAGATGTTGCTTTCAAACCTGTTGGCATGTCTGTGGCTAATCAAACCCGGTGTATAAATTACACCACTCCTACAAACGGATTAATCTTCTCTACAAATCTTGGACACGTTGGGCCGTCCTCCATTTGTTTTTGCACCACCA